TCGGCAGAATGTACTGGTTGATACCTCCAGGGTAGGTATCGCCAGGCCCACCGACGTGGCCAACAATCGGAATGATGTCGCCCACCGTCATTGGCTGCTCATAACAAGCCTGGATGCCAGCAGCATCCAGCTCAAGCCTAGCAATGCACTGCTGGTGGTCGGGGATGCCCTGGTCGTCGCAGCGCATGACCAGCAAGGTCAGCGGCTGATAGTAAGCCGGCTGCATCGAGTACACGGTGACGCCGCCCAACCAGCCGTCTTGCGCATTGAGGAAGGACTGGCCGCAATGTTGGGCAGCGTAAGAGAGCGGAGCGGTGACGCGGCTCCAGTAGAAGGCGTCGACCATGTCCTCCCAGTAGTACTGATTGCGCTTGTTGAAATAGCGCGGGAAGTCCCAGTTGCCGCCGTGGCCATCCGCGTATTTCACCGTGGTGCTGGACGGCACCGCCGACCAAGCGTCGCGCGAGCCATCAAACCGCAGATTGAGGTAGATTGGATCGGCAGAGCCTTGCCAAGTGACCAGCACCTGCGTCGGCCCCGGCAAGAACGGCACGCCGCAACGATGTCGCTCGCGCGCCCAGCTCAACTTGCGCGGCGAGAACGTCCAGTACGGGTGCGCCTGAAGGCGCTCGTTCACCCAGTCAAACGCCGCGAAGCTGCAGTCCATGCGCACGCGCATGCCGGACGGCTTAGGCAGGATAAAATTGTCCCACGCCTGGATGATCGGCTCGGTCGAGTTGAGCAGCTGCAGCGTGCCGGTCCAACTGGCGTTGCTGGGCGGGAACCGCAGCCCTTCCGCGATCATCGCGTTGTAAGCGCCGTCGACGTTGGTACCGACCGCGCTCTGCGAGGTATCGAAGTAGTTGTCAATACTGTCGAGGCTGTAGGTCGGAATCTGCAATTTCAGGATGATTTGCCAGATGGTGTTGACCAGATCCGACAGCTTGGAGAACATGTCGAGCGTGACATAATTGGCGAGCTGCGCCGCCAGCGCCGCCAAGCTGGTCTGCAGGGTAGCAATCTGGCCGTTGATGACGCTCTGCCAGGCGATCAAGCCGCCCACCGTATTGCCCAAAGTCGTTAAATTAGTCAGCTGCGTGGCGGTCGACTGCTGGATCGATATCACCCCGGATGGGTCAAGCAGCACGTAACCAATCAGCAAATTAGTCGCTGGCACCGCAGGAAAGTTCGGGCTTGGGGCCTCGACCCCGGGGATCGGGCCGACGTTGCACAACCGGATCGACGTCATCGACACACTTTGCGGCTGGGCCTGGCCGGTATCGGCGTCGACCACGAAGTTGCGCGGCTGGGTGTCGGTCTGGATGGTCGAACCCCAGGCGACGATGGCGATCTGCCGCTTCTGGGTCACCGGCATGGCCCCGGCAATCGACTGAAAGTCGATGATCACCGGATCTTCCAGCACGTAAACGAAACCACCCCAGTACAGCCGACCGATGGCGATGTTGACCTGGGTCTGTGCCGCCTTGCTGATCCCCAGCCCAGTGTAGTAATTGCTGGCGGTGCCGGTGATGGCGTCGACGACGATATGGTCGATGGAGTCGCCAACGTAGTCCTGCAGGTCGTTGAAGTCCTGCGCTTGGGTCTCCATGTTGTCTTCAAAGAGGACTTCTTTTTCGGCCATCGGAGTTTGCTCCTAAGATGAATCAGTGATCCACTGCCCGGCCGCGAAGCGGCCATCCAGCAGGGTCACATCTCGGATTTGAATTTGCCGCTTGACGCGGGTGTTGATCGCGATGGTGTCGCGAGCCGCCATCGAGGCGGTGACGGCGCGGTGCAGTTGTTCGATGCGCTTGGTGTTCTGCGGGGCAAAGAATCGCCCCGGGCCCATGAAGCCACCGTAGTAGCTGTAGCGCTTGGGCCAGTGCCAGAACGCGGCGATCTTGGCTTCGGCCGAGTATTTCCTGATGCCGAAGCGCGAGCGGCCCATATAGGTGTTGGCGGTGCGGTAGTCGGGCAGCCGGGTCGGGTCGAACAGGTACCAGCGCTCGTACAGGTACATCCAAGCGTCGGATTTGACCAAGTAGCGCTTACGACCAATCGTGCGATTGCAGTAGAACTGGTACTTGTGCCAGGGGTGCTTGACGTACACCCATTCCGGCCGCACCTTCAGCGGGTTGAGGTCGGGGACGATGGTCTGGAAGATCGCCTGCCACTGGGTGATGTCCAAGCTGCCGTCACGCGGCACCCGCACCAGCCGCTCTGCGGTCGCATCGAGCGCCCCCAACACCACCGCATGGCGGCGGGTGTGATTGAGCGGGTAGTTCTTTGGCAGCAAATAGTACTTGTTGTCGGCGCCGGGGTAGAAGTGATTGTCGTGCCGGGCGGGCAGCGTGATCTCGTCGTAGTAGATCGGCTTCTGATGCCCGGCCAGCACGCCATAGACCCGGCGCACGGTGCATTGAGTTTCCAACCCAGTACGCGGCTCGAACACGGTGCAGGCGCGCAGGTACTGGCCGCCGGCATTGAAATTGGTTGGATAAAACTTGCGCAGCGGGCCGAAGAAGCGGCCGTTGTGGACGTAGTGCGGCGGCCCACCCTTGTAGGTAACCCCACCCAAGTAGTTGAGCCACGGCAGCTGCGGGCGCGGGGCGTAGGGGTATAACCGCAGCTGCGGGAAGCGGGCGACGTAGGCCAGCCGCTCGGCCTCGGTCAACGCCGCGCCGGGGTAGAACAGCGCCGGCGGGCGGGTCAGCCGGACGATCTTGCCGTTGACCGCCTCGACCGCCATCTTCAGCCCGAGGTCGGAGCCGCGGTAGTACTTGAAGGTCCACTGGTTGGCGACCCACCAGCGGCGGAACATCTCGTCCCAGTCGTCTTCCCACAGGTTGACGCCCTGGGCCCAGGCGAGGTAGCCGAGGTTACGGTAACTGATGCGCCAGGGGTCCCACTGGTCCTTGACCAGCTCGGCGTAGGTGACGGTCAGCCGGTAGGCGTCGACCGTGGCTAGTGATTTCTCTAGTCCAGAGGCGTTGCGGTACAGTAGCTGCTCACCGGCGTTGTCAACAATGCCGGGGTTGATGTTGTCGCTGCCAGCCCAGTCAAGCCAGGCACGAAGACTACCCGCTCCGGCCAGCAGCGCCTGACCATGAAATTGGTCGGGGGCGAGGCCGACGCCGCCGCTGCCGCCCCAGCTCGCCGTTACGTTCGTCTGGATCTGTCCGAGGCTCAGGTCTGCAGTCCCGGCTCCGGCCAGCAGCGTCTGCGGACGGAAGATCGCCCGGGTGTTAACAGTCAAGTTGCTAACACTGCCCCCCAGCAACGCCCCCGCCGTCAGCCGCTGCCGCACCGCGGGCAGCCAGTTGCCAGCGCCAGCGAAGTTCGCGGATAACAGCGCGCCAGCTTTTTGCGCTGGCACGGCAGGCAAGCTGCCGAGCCCACCCCAAGCCGCAGCGGCGCGGATGTTCAAGCGGATCTGATTGTTAACCGCACCGGCCCCGGCCCACGTCGCCTTGCTGGTCAACCGTTGCTGCAGTGGCGCCGTGGCAGCGCCGGCGCCAAGCCAGGTCGCCCGCCCGCCCATGACCTGCGACAGCACGTTGGGACCAGCCCCGGTCCCGAGATAAATCGCGGAAACTTCATTGGCCAGCAGCGCCTTATTGTAAAAGCGAAAATCGTCGATGCTGCCGGTGGTGGTCCAGGTGTTGAGATATTCGTAGCCAATGTTGGCACCGAGACTATCCAAGGTGATACCGGACTGCAGCGGTGCAGTGACTGGCCCGGTCTGGAGGGCGCCATCGACGTACATATACAGCTGCTGGCTGCCGATGCCGGGGCTACCGTCGAACACAGCGCAGACGTGATGCCAGACGTTGTCGTTGAGCGGGGTCGTACCGTTACAGGTAGCCGGCCAGTTATCACCGTTGCCACGGACGATGATCGAAGCATAACCGGTATAGCTGTTGTCGGCCCCGTTAAAGTCGGTGAGCAGCGACAGGATTGCCTGACCGTTACCGGAGTTGCGCCCACCAAACATAATGTTGGATAGGTTGGTGGATTTTATCCAAGCCATAATGCTGAATGAGCCGGTCGGCGATGACAGTCCAACCGCGAAGCCCGGTACGTTGACGCGCCCGGAGGTCCCGCTAAACGTCATGACCTGGCCACCACGACCAGGACTGGAAGTCGGCCAATTGTAGCCAGCCAAGGTGCCGTTGTAGTTGTTGCCGGAGCTGTCGGCGACTGTCGACCCGTAACCTTTGGTGATCCTGATCTCGTCGATGTAGCCGTCGGTCAATTGGCTGCCGGCATAGCTCGCGCCGATATAGACCGGGGCAGTTGGAGTCAGGGTCACCCCGTACGGCGCCGGCGAGCCCTCCAGCACGTCGTTCAAGTACAGCCGCACATACGAGCCGGACCGCGTCAGCACCACGTGATACCAAGTGCTGGCGGCTAGCGCTGTCGTGCCTTGGATCAGGACGCCGTCATTGGAATAAACAATCAGGACATTGCTGGACGAGTAAAGGTTCAGCCAGTTATTGCCCAGATTGAATAGATTGATACCGTGACTGAAACCGAGCGGATAAAACCACAGGTCGATGGTGAAATCACCGTCCCAGGTGAAATCGCCCATATTGTCGGCGATATTGATCCAACTGCCACCGCCGGCCGACGAGAACACCGCGGCGGAACCACTAAGGCTCTGCGAGGTGGTGAAGCCGACGCGGGTCTGGGTCGGCACGTGCCGCCCCGCCGCATCAGTGACGTCGTTGTCCAGGTGCAGCAGCAGGTTGGGAGCGGCAGTGACGTCCTCGAACTTGTACTGTAGCTGCAGCCCGGTGATAATGCCGGTACCGCCAGTGACGATGCTGCCGGCACCCGCCAGGCTGGCCGAAATCGTATAGTCGGTCACTCCCCAACGCCCTTATAGGTCAGGGTCACCGACTGGATGTTGACGACGGTGTCGAGGCCGGCGATCACGTCGGTCTTGGGCGAGCGGATCACCGTGTTGTAGACCCCGGCCTGGGCCATCGCCCCTTCCAGCGCCAGCAGGGTCAGGTCGGCGCCCAGCCAATTGAGCGCCCCGACCAGCGCGCCGATCGCCTGCCGGATCTCGCCCATCAGGGTGTCGGGGTCGACCGCCGGGAACAAATAGATGTCGGCGTCGATGGTGGTGTTGACCACCTTGGGTTTGAGCACTGACAGCACGTCGGTCAGGCCCATGCGGCCCATGTAGGGGGCGACGATGTAGCCATACACCGCCCGCACCTGAGCGTCGGTGGGAATGAGCACGGCGCCGGGCGTCAGCTTCCACTGATTGAGGTTGAGTGGATTCTGCACCCAGTCGGTGCTGAGCGGCTGGTACGGCAGGATCGGCAGGTAGACGTTGCCGGTGTAGGGCTTGGTGTACTGGGTGGCGTGCTTGATCGGCAGCTCGCCGGGCGGCATCGGCGCCGTCATCGCCCAGTAGACGTAGCTCTCGTACACCGCCTGGCCGGGGCCGGACAGTGACAAGATGTTGGGAGCCAGCCACACCCGCTGCTTGTACAGCGCGTCCGGCTCTTGGGTGCCGACGCCGGTCCACAGCAGGTTGGGGTCAGTGGCGTTAGCCATCTTGCGCGGCACCCCACCGCCGGGATAGCGGCTGGCGATGGCGTCAAGGTCGGAGCCAACCGCGAACGCCAGGGTGATGGCACGCGCCGCCTGATTAACCCGGTCGCGCACCAGCAGCTCGAAATAGGCGTTGAGTTCCTGGTTGATACGGATCGGGTCGAATTCGAGATTGCCGACGTCGTAGTTGGCGGCGTTGGGCGGGTCGTGCTGCATCCAGATTTGTTGCAGCTTCACCATCCGCTGGGTGATCAGCGCCTCAGTGTCGATCGACTGCAGCACCTGCATCGTCGGCAGCAGGTCGGGCCGGATCACACTGAATCGGCTCGGCGTGGTGGTGACCAGATTGCCGACCGGTAGCCCGGCGGTGGTGCCAATGCCGCTGCCGTTGCTCATGTGCTGGTGGCCGTGGTCGCCTGCACGTCCCACATCGTGGTGCCGGTACCGATCAGGGTCGACGCCTTGCGCTGGGACGGGGTAAAGTTGCCGAGATGACCGCGCGGGATCCACTGGCCGTCGTAGCGGAAGATCGCCTGCCCGAGACGGATCAGGTCGGCCGACGACAGCAGCGGCGGGCTGTATTGCGACAGCGCATCGCCCATGAAGTAGACGCGGTTGAAGCGGAATCCCGGCTCAAACAGGTCGAGGCCGGAGGCGATCGCCCAGAAGAATCGGGTGATGATGCGCGGCAGCAGGCTCTCGCCGAGGATCATCGGCACGAACGAGCCGACCCAACGCCGCAGCACCCGTTCGTGGTACGGGGTCTGGAAGATGATCGTCATCGATTGCTGAACGTGGTCCCAGCCCTGCAGCAGTTTGCCGGTGTTACGGTCCATGCCGTTGCGCGGCGGCGCGATGTACACCTGCTCATTGATCAGGTCCGGCCAGACGGCATTGACGGTGCGCCAGAAATCGTTGTCGATGGCCGGGAAGTTCGGCTCGTTGGTGAACCGCGGGATGTCCAACGCGCGCGCGGGCTGGTCCTGGTCGCCGACGTTGTCGATGGTGCCGTTGCTCACCGGCGTCGTTCCACGTATTCGCCAGCGATGATGTCGAACCGCAGCGCCGGCGGCGCCTGGGCGCAGCCGGGCACGTCATGCCCGCGCTCGCCGCAGAACGCGCAGCGCAGCAGGTAGTGGTAGTTGAACTGGCGCATGCTGTGATGCACGCACAAACAGCGCGAGAACGCCTGCCCGCAACGGCCACACAGGGTCATGGGCTCAGCCCTGCTCGGGGTTGCGCTCCTCCGGCGGGTTGAGCGGTTCGAGCCCGCCCTGGTCGAGGTAGAACTGGGCCTGCGCCGGGGTCAGCCGCACCAGTTGCTGCTCGCCGCGCCGGTAGACGCGGGCGCCGGCGAACTCACCGCGCAGGTCGGGGTGATGGTTGGGGTCGGTGATGACGTACTCGGCCGTTTCCGGCGCCTTCATCGCGGCTTCCTTGCGGGCCAGGGCCTGCTGGCGGATGGATACAGGCATGTTGAGTTCTCCTTTTCAGACACTGTCGTTATCGGGGATCGGGTCCTTCGGCATGATCACCCATGGCTTCTTGACGCCATGGATACCGGTCTTGGTGACGAAGGCGTGCGCCTGCTTGGTCTTCATCTTCGAACCCTTAGGCGCGGTCATCACCCGGCACTCGTCCTTGTGGCGGGCGGTCCAGCTGCCGTCGTCGTTATGATGGCTGATCACCAGCGGGTCTGGCTTGCCCGACGATTGCTGCTGACCGCCCTGCTGGCTGCTGGACAGGCTACCGCCACCGAAGCCGTCGCCGCCGCCCGACTGCTCGTACTGACCGGTCTGCGGCTGGTGTTGCTGGCGCTGTTCTTTCTGGCTGTCGATCCACACCGAGTGGGTGTCTGAGCCGCCACCGCCGCCACCGTTGGCGTTGTGCACTAGGATGGCGGCGCCGGTGCTGCCGTCGCGCACGAAGAAGTTGGCATTGGTGGCGATGGTGAGGTCGTAGACCTGGTGCTCGGCGATCTCGCGCGGCACCAGCGAACTGATGCCGACCACGCCGTCGTAGCCGCGCACCTTGTCGACAAACGCCAACCTATCGGCAGCGGTGTAGCGGCGGCCAGGTTCGACCCAGATTTCGTGGTCGAGGGTGCAGCACACCCGACCACCCTCGTAATTGAGATCGTAAATCTGCTTGGTGGTCAGCGCCGCGTGTAGCCCAACCACCGTATCTTCGATCGGCTTCGGGTGGTCGGCGTAGGTATTGCACGCGATCACCTTGTCGCCGAGCTTGATGTCCTTGATGTTCTTGAACCCATCCGGGGTCAGCACCTCGGCGCTGCCGAGCAAGCTGGTGCTGGCGCCGCTGCCGCTCCCACCGCCTTTGTTGGTGGCGGTGCGGACCTTGCTGCCGTTGGAGCTAGTGTCGCCGTTAAACTGCGGGGCGTGCGGCGGCTGCGGGTTGGATTGGCTCTCGCCGCTCGGACTGCAAGTAGCGTTGCGATAGGAGCCAGCATGGCAAGTCATCACCATCGCCTGGCCCTTCTCCACCAGTTGCTGCGATGACGAGCCGCCGCGGTGCTCCTCGGTATGCAGCCACGGGCTCAGCCACGGCTCGCCCTGCTTGTTGAAACCCAGTACCAGCCGGATCTTGCGCTCGCCGCCGCTCTCTTTGACCTCGTGCACATAGCCGTGGCGCTGCGCCATGCCGTTGATCTGCCGCGCCATCGCCACTTGATTGAGCAGCCGGGTCATTTGGTCGGACATGGTTTAGCTCCCTCGGGCGACGGCGCGGAACGCGGTCACCACCTCGTCCAACACCGCCTTGGGCAGGCCGCTGCTGATGTCGCGCGGCGTCAGGATGTGCGCGGTGTGGTTACTGAAAGTCTGCTCCTGACCGCCGTGCGTCTTGGTGGTGCAGCGGCAGTTAGGGTGGATCATGTTGGTGACCGGCGCCCGTGTCAGCGCCTCCAGCCACGACAGCCCGGTCGGCACGAAGTTGGCCCACTCCGCCGCCAACTCGTTGATCTGCTCCAGGGTGTAGGGTCCGCCCGCCGCCTCGGTGGCGCACACCTCGCAGCAACCCGGCTGGGTGACGATGTCGACCAGGATCTGCGACTCGAACTGGTCGTCGCTAGGCCGCTGCGGCCACGGCCGGTTCCAATTGGTGGAGTCTTCCAGCAGTGCCCGGCTGGCGTCCAATTCCCACACCAAATGCTGGGCGTCGGCCGGGTGAATCACGCTGACCGAACTGATGGCCTCGACGTCGAGCCCGGTGGTGGCCGACAGATATTCAAACACCACGCCCTTGACGTGGTCGCCGTAATTGTTGAGGCCGCGGGCAATCGCCGGCGGGACGTCGGCGGCGATGCGGTCGAAGTAGCCCGCCCACTTCTCGACGTCGCTGGTGTCAAGCTCGATGATGACCATCAGTCAAACAAGTCGTGCACCCACACTGGCGGTGGGTCCTGGTCGGCCAAGTTAATTTCTTCCAGGGTCGGCACGTACTCGTCGCTGGGGATGGTGCCGAGCGGCGCCTCGCCATGGCTGGTGGCGTCGTACGGCGGCTCCTCGACCGGCACCTCGCCCGCAGCCTGACCCCATGGCAGCGGTGTGCCCGGGACGTTGAGCATCTTCACCGCTTTGGTGAGCATGCCGAGCTGCGACTGGGCGATGCGCCAGTCGGGCGCGTTCTGCTTGACCATCATGAACTCGATGGCGTCGGCCACGTCCTTGGCGCCGGAGCGCGGATACTGCTTAGCCAGACTGATGAAATTCCAGATCACGTGCTCGGGGTCGGGGATGGCGTTGGGCGCCAGGTCCCACATCGGCTTGCAGACGTAGGTCAGGCGCCGGGCGGCAAACCGCACCCCCTGCTGGTTCTGGCCACCGCGCCGGGTCGGCGCCCGCCGCACCGCGATCACCAAGCTGAGGAACATCTGCCCCCACATGCTCATCGGGTTGCCGAACAGGGCGGCGGTGACCTGGGCGTCGAGGCAGTCGACCAGCAGCTCCTGGCCCTCGTCGGTCAGCGCGAACTGGATCACCGCCGGGCCATCGCCGGTCTTGCGCACGCTGCTGGCGCTGCCGATCTCGACCACCAGCGACAGCGAGCGGTTCTCGTTCGAGTACATCTGCTTGCCGCTGACCACCGGCGACTGGTCGTCGGCGTCGGTGTAGACCACGGCGTAGGGCTGCGGCGCCTCGGTGCCGAGCACCGCGGTGGCGAACGGGCGCAGGTCGGAATCGTAAACCCGGTCGCCGGCCCAGGTCTGGTCGCGGATGGCAGCCACGGCGCAGGCACGCACGGCAGCGCGCAGCAGGCTCATGTCACAGCCAGATCGCCAGCAGGATGGCGATCGCCAGCACGGTCATGCCGAACATCACCAACATGAAGCGCAGGTCGCTACTCATACTCATCCGCCCGGCTCCAGCACTGTCAGGTGAATGTCCCAGCGGGCGGTGGCTGACGGGGCGGTCCAATTGATCTCGTACCAGTCGGCTTCGTTGTGGACGGTGCGGTCAGGCCAGTACACCCGATCGCCCGGCTTCCAGTCGGAAATGGTGCCGAACAGGTTGGCCTCGGAAATGCTCAGCCAGACGTCGCTGCTGACCTGGCGGGCGTTGATCGAGCCGCCCATGATCGCGCCCTCGCCGGTCACCGCCGAACCGTGCCGCATCATCACCCCTTTGGTTTTGATCACTGAGCGCGTGCCGTCGGCCATCGGTTGACTGGTCATCGGGTCGACCAGGAACGGGTGCAGCTCGACCGGCTCGGCCCAGATATTGTCGACGGCGCTGTCGACCATCTGCGCATAGTTGCGCCAACCGGCCATCACACCACCGCAATGGCAATGATGTTGCGGGCCCGTAATTGCAGGAACAATTGGCCGTACTGGGTGTACGACAGCATTTCCTCGCCGGGGCCGCCGCCAGCGGCGGCGCCCTTGGCAAACTGCCGCTGGCCGAAGCTGACGTTACGCTCGCCGATCCGCACCTGGCGCAGGAACAAGTCGGCGGTGCCAGCGCCACCGAGGTCGGTATTGGTGCCCTGCTCCTGTTGCAGGATCAGCATGTGCGCCACCCAGTACAGCCGGGCCAAGCTGAAGTCGCGCACCGACCACTGGTTGGAATCGAGGTAGACGTCGGCGGTGTTGAACACCATCGCAATGTCCGCGTCCTTGACCGACGCGAACTCCGGGAACCGCGCCCGGAAGGCGAAGATGTCAGTTGCTGTGGCCATCAGCCGTACGCCGCCGTTGCGCCGGACGCTCGGTCTCCAACGCCGCCTGCACCGCGGCGTCGCTGTTGGCGGGCGGTGCCTCGCGTATCCCCAGCACCTCGACCGGATGCACCGGCAGCACCCGCAAGCCGTCCGGGCTGAGCCGGTTCGGCGCCCGCTGCCGGCGGAAGTAGTCGATGTCGTCGACGGTGAGGTCGATCTCCTTGGTCTGCCCCGGCGCCAACTCGTGGCCCTGCAGGAAGCGATCGATGATGATGTGGATCTGCTGCCGATCGTTGTTGCGCATCTCGACCAACTGATGCGGTCGTTCAAGCTGCTCGGGGGTGACAATCAAGAACTGCGGTTTGGCGCGCGCCGGCCAATTGGCGTCCGGGTGTACCGGCTTCATGACTTCGCCAATGTCCACCGGCCCTGGTTCATAGGGCATGGTTCAACTCCAGAGATGTTTGGGAAAAAGAACTTTGAAAGTGGCGGGCTAAGCCTGCGTCACCACAGGCTCCCGCTCAGGAGGCCTGAGCGTTACCGCCCCCGCCACTTCCGGTCAGCAGACGCCGTCGACGTAGCGGATGGCGCCTGGCCGACGGATTTCCAACCCGCCTAGGCGGAAGATTCCCGGCACTTCGAACACTAATGGCCCTTTTTGCCACACTGGTAGGAAGCGGTGCGACATCGGCCGGTGCAACTTCAGCACCGTTGGGTCCTTCTGGTACAGCACGATGCGGCCGTTGCCGGAGGTGCCAGCAGTGTCTAAACCACGCACCCCGCGGATGGTCATTGGACGGCCGGTCTCGGTGGTGTAGAGATTATTCTGATGCAGCCAGCCGAGCAGGTTGGTGGTGGTGCTGGGGAGCTGGGTCATGCTCAGCATGGTCATGACGCTGAGCGGCATCAGCGCCGTGTCGGCCATTTCTACCGTCAAGCTGGACTGCCAGATGTTGGTGACAATGGCATTGAAGTCTTGTAGGATCGCCGCCGGGGTGGGGGTGGCACCCGCCAACCGCGCCGCCCACGTGGTGGTGATGCTAATCACCGACGGCAGCGGGTGGTTGGTGATGCCGTACCAGTTCTTCCTGGTGTCGCCGTACATCACGCAATTGTGGCAGAACTCCTCGTAGGCCCGCCGCGCCGCTGACGCCCGTTCCAACGACAAGTTGGTGTTAGGCAACATCGCCGCCTGCGCCAGTTCTTCCAGATTGTAGCGATAGCCGATCGCCGCCAGCTCGATGGCTTGCTCATGCATATTGCGCTGGAAGTCGGCATACGGCACGTCGTTGGCGTTGGCGTTGAACCAGCCAGCTTGCCCGACCTGGTCGATCGAGAAGAAGGTGATCGACTTCGCCCACTCGTTGGCGGTCTGGTCGATCGGCACATAGTCGGCGTAGTTCAGCTCGGGGTACTTGAGGCGGATCACCTGCGGTTCGATGTAGGTGACTTGCGACACCAGGAAGCCCAAGGCTTGCTGGAATGTGTCGCGGGTGTACATACCGTGCATGGTACTGGACTCCTTTATCAGCTCTGTTGGGCTTAGCGCTGGATCGCCACTGAAACTCTGGCGATCTGCCCAGCAATCGCCGGTGAGAGCCAGTAACCGTAGGGGACGAGGGCGCCAGCTGCGGCACCGCCCGTGAGCTGGCCGCCGCTGATGGTGATGCCGGGCAGCGTACCCGCGGTTGACAGGGTATAGGCGTTGCCGGCGGTGCCCGCAGTCTTGGCCGTCACGATCAAGGTGTTGGCGCCAGAGCCTTGACCGGCGCCGCCTGGCGAGGCCGGATCGGCCGCCACCCGCAGCAAGGTCAGGTTGGTGTCGGCCGAGGCGTTGACGATGTTGGCGAGGTTGACCAGGGTGTCACCCAAGGTCGGGCCGATCTTCACCTGGCCAGCGGTCGGGGTGTCGCTGAAGGTGATGGGAGTGGTGTTGAGGATCAACGTCTGGCCGTTGGTCGGGTTGACGGAGAAGGTGACGGTACCGCCAGCCGACTGACCAGTTTGGCCGCCAAGGGCGCCGGTGGTGGTGTTGTAGTAGAGCGGGTCGCCGGGGTTGACGGTGGAAGTGGCCAGCACCCACATGTGGCCGCGCTGGCGGATGGCGGCGTTGGCGTACTGCGGGTAGACGTCGATCGGCGCTAGCGTGTTGCTGAGCGGGTCGATCGGGCTACGCACCAAGGTGATGTCGCGCATGGTCAGGCCGATGAAGCCCGCCACCGGACCGCCGACGATGCAGCCGTCTTCTTTCGTGCCTTGGCCGACGGCGAGGCCGAAGCCGATACCGGCGGCGGTCTCCACGACTTTGGTATCGTCGGCATGGTTGAGGCCGTCCGACGCCATGCCCACCAAGCCCGCAGGCATCTGCGGACGGTAGGACGTTTGCACAACAGTTGTCATAGGAAAAGCTCCTGGGTTTCGAGGAAACCGCTGCTGCCCAGGTCAGCGGTGAAATCAGCGATCCGGTAGTGTCCCCAGCGACCGGATCAGCGCTGGAGGAAGCCCGGTAGACGCCAAGCCGAGGGGGTTGCTTGGGTGGGTGTGCCTACCGACTCGGGACTAAGCGGTCTTGGCCTGCGAGCCGCGCCAAGCGTTGTTCATCTCGCGGTCATACTCGTCGTAGGCCGCCTGCCGCGGGTCGACGTCGACGAAGCCGGGGCGGCCGAACGCGGTCACCGCATCCTGCACCGGGTTGCTGGTCTTGCCAGCGGTGAGGGTGTCGAACGACGCCTGGATCTGGGTGTTGTCCCAGCCATTGGCGGTGGCGCCCATGCGCGTCTCGACCACCTGGCGGCGGATATCCTCGACGGTGCGACCGTCGACCACCAGTGAAGAGCCCATCACCTTGCGGGCCTTGTCGATGACGGTGCCGCGATCCTTGACCAACCCGTCGAGCTTGACCGGGGTCAGCTCGGCGTCCTTCAGCTGCTGCTTGAGGGTGGCGATCTCGGCGTCCTTGGTCTTGAGGGCGGTGGTGGCCGCGTCCAGTTTGGAACGGGCGTCCTCGCATTCCTCTTCGTCCTCGTCCGACTTCTTCTTGAAGGCGTCCATCTGCGCCTGCATGCGGGCCAGGGCTTGGCTGACCACCTGCGCGGCGGTGTCGGTCATCTCCACCGTGATGTTGTCGATCTGCACTGCTTTGAAGGCCATAGTTGGTTCTCCTTTGTTCGGGAAATTGCTGTCACTGAAGCGGTCGCGCAGCCGCTCGTAGGTCACGCGCTCCTGGTTGACGGGTTGGGGGTCGGCGGGTTTGGCTTCGGCGGGCTTGGCTTCGACCTGGTCGCCAATAGTCAATTCCGGGCCGCCGCGGGCGGCGCCGACCACGGCCAGATGGTTGGCGCGGATGTTGCGCTGGACGCAGTCGTAGGCTTCGCCCTCGTCGGTCTTGCCCGGCGACCATTCGATGTCGCAGACGTAGCCGACGCTGAGCTGGTTCTTGCCGTCCTTGAACTTCTGGATCACGTCGTGATCGCGCAGCATCATCGGAATCCTGACCGACTTGCCGTCGCGCAGGATTTCGTCGCCGGTTTCACCCTTGACGTACTCCCGCCAGTTCTTAGCGTTGAGCATCTGCTTGGGATGGTCGTCGGTCACCGGCAGGTGCGAGTAGCTGGCGACGGCCTCGGGGGCGAACACCTCGGTCTCGGGCCGATACACCCGCACCCGTTCCATGTCGGGCAAGCCGACCTCGTCGCCGCCATAAATCTGGATGCCGGTGCGGGCGATGCGCGGGTTGGCGGTGAGGTAGCCGTCCTCGGTGAAGCGGACATTGGCTTGCTGGTCGAGCACGAGAGCGTCGTGCATGACCAGCGGGACGGCGTGCTGGACGTCGCCCAGCACGGTGAGCTGGATCGGACTCATATCAATGACTCCTGGGAATTTGGCGCGGTCGAGCCGCTGCCGGGCGTGCTGCAGTTCCAGCAGCATGCTGGAAGCTCGGGAGCGGCTGTAGCGGT